GGCAGAAGCCATGACCTTGGAGCCATTCTCCAAGTGAATGGAAGTCTTGTTCCATTCGATGATCCCCTGCTGAAGCCACTTGGGAAGATATTCGTAGGCTAGGCGAAGTCGGCCAAGAATTTCTCTGGCAGTATTCATCTTGTTGGCCAGAATACCCACGCTCATGCTCTGGTTGAACAAAATGTAATGTAGAATGAATGCTACAATCGTGGTACTCTTACCAGACTGACGAGGCAGCTTGGCAATGATATAACGATTATTATGCATTTTCGTAACCATATCCTCCTGATAATCGTATAGTTCAAATGGAACTAGACCCTTATCCAGAGACACGACTTTGATATATTTCTTGATGAAGTAGATTGGATCCTGAGAGCAACGAACATACTCCCGAATCTGTTCTTCGGTGAAGTCAATCTTTACTCCAGCTTCTTTTAGGTTTGGATTACCTAAGTAACCTTTAAATTTCCTCGACATTCTTCACTTCCACATCAATTATATCTAGAGCCTTTTTCTTGCTCCGTTCGGGATTGATTAGATCCTGAAGATCACTTGTTGAACCGATAAAGAACGAATTGTTCGTAGTTGTCTTTATTGTGGTATTATTTGCTTCTGCTTTTATTTTTTCAAGCTCAAGTAAATCTTTATTGATTTCTGACATTGTTTTTAGCATTTGGGTAACTACCTCATATGCTCTAGGCGAATCACCTTCTGCTGCTACTTTCAATATTCCGTCTAAAGCTATTTTAGACTTTCCTATAATTTCATATAAATTTTGTTTTGCAAAATCATAGTCAGCATCTGGCTTTGCTAGATCTTTTGTCTCTAAAGTTCTGCCAGAAGGTTCAATATTAAAAAATTCATTTAGTTTTTCTACGGACATATAGTTGTACAATCCATCACTGCTTTAAATCCCTTAGAAGCAACAGTAGTACCATTTGTTATTACTACTTTTAGTTTTCTAAGGACACCACTATCTACACCACATATACCAAGTTCGGTGCATATACTATTTAGTGCTTCAGTTACCTGTGCAGCAGATAACTGTAGCGTATTTGCAGGAACATTTACAGTATAAAGCAATCTATTTGCTTCTGTCATTATCGAAATATTTGTTATCAGATCAGTAACAGATGTCTCTGTCCAGGTTAAATCTGTTCTGAAATTATTTTGCGATATTGGTAAGAAATAAGTAGATATTCCAAAATTTGTATTTATTATTATTTGTGTAGTTGGTACTGGATCAAAATCTGGATCTAAATCAGGATCTAATGTTGTATCATCAACTATATCTTCAATTATAATTGTTGGTTTTATTTCACCAAAGACATACGAAGCAGCAGTAAAACTAACTACTCCTATTGCCATTCTTCTATTATTAAGAGATCCCTCATAATCATCAATAAGTCTGAATTCTCTATAAGAAATTGGAATATTTACATTCTCAAATATCTTATTGAAATTCATTCTTATATTAAATTCTGGATTGAAGTATGGCATTATCTGTTCAAGAATTTGAAATATTTCATTCAAACTTCTTGAATAGAAATAAACATTAAATGCTACAACAATTGGTGTTTCTGAAAATGTCTTGTAAGAATTTTCTATTCCACCTACTGCTTCGGTTACTACTTGAGTGGTAGTTGTTAATTTATTTCTTTTTCTTACAGGATCATAAACAATATTAGAGACTTCAAAACTCATATATGGTAAATTGATTTGAGTTTTTACATTGTCAGTAATGGATGAATTAGATTCTAGTCTTCTTAGAAATTTTTCTTTCGAAGAAAATGTAATAGGAACTTTAACATTTTCTATTGCACCAGTGGTATCGTTTTTTCTTGTAACATATAGTTCATCGAATAAAGATCCGAAAGCAACAACTAATTTTCGTATTGATTGATTATTGTATGAACCAAACATTAGTAATTACCTTCTGAGAATGGATCCACTTCGCTGAAGTTGATGATAGGAGTATCTATCTTGCTTCCGCTACCAGTAAATCCTCTTTGATAATCCAGAGGATTGATTTCACCTTCAAGATCATCAAGAATTGGATTTATCGTAACTGATTTATTAGTAGTAGATACTGATAGAACTCGGAATGTAGATCCAGAAACATCACTAGTAACTGTGATCGGATTACTGAATGTCACTCCATCAATAGATGCCATTAGAGCAGTCATTCCGCTACCCTCTAGATCAAAGTCAAGCAATCTGAAGTATGCGGTTGTACCAGAAACAGATCCAGCAACAAAGTATTTTTCTCCGCGAACAGCTTTATTATATGCTGCTGTAAATCCTGAGAATGTAGCACCAATATTAAAGTTGAATACACTTTGTTTGGTGTCTGATAGGGTATCCATATCTGTGTTTCCAGTATTGAACTGTTCTGCTGAGTAAACAAATGTTTCACAGCTTAAAGTAAAAACATAATTCTTATCTAATTGGTAGAATGGTAATTCGTGTTCTACGAAATTAATTTCAAAGAAAGTTTTGCTCAGGGGAAAGAAAATTAAATCTCCTTCTCTTGGTCTGATTATAGTAGAATTCTTTGTTGTGATTTCTTTGGAAAATCTTTTCTTACTGACAATCAGATTTACTCTATCCTTAATTTCAAGGCCAAATCTAGTAATAAGATCTGATCCATCAAAACCAGAAGCAGATGCAACATACATTTCTATTTGATAAGCTTTTGTGAATTTATTTAATTGATCTTCACCAAAAAGCCTATCCAAATTTACATTTTCTCTGGGAATGTATAAAACATTTTTCCCCATCATACGAATTATTTCAACAATGTTGTCTTCAACAACATTTTGTTCGGTTCCTTGAAATTTAAAATAAGGATTTAAAGCCATATTATCCAGTCATCATATCTGGAGGTAATTCGTATGAAGAAACAATTTGATCTTCTAGTATTGCTATTTCTTGCACTGCTTCTGAAAATATTTGGCCTCCGCGAAGAGATACGCCACCAGGAAGAGCTACACCATCAAACTTTGAAAGATTTGCTCCCCATTGCTTTTTAATCAAGGCAGTAAAATATTTCTTCAACATTCTATCGTTGTAAATCTCAGGATACAGATCTGGATTTAAATTGACATATCCTTCAATAGAAAGATATGTTCCCGCCTTGAGAGCAGACCAGTCGGTTTCGATGTATAATTTATTTGTAACTTTATTAAAACGAATCGTTCTTTCTGGATCGAACATCATTTCAATAAGTCTAATGTATCTCTTAGTTAGATCGTAATTTGCAATAGGAGCAGAATTAACAAATCCTAGATTTGTATTAATGCCGTAAACATCGTTAAGTGCCATTTGATATCTGACATCAAATAGCTCGTTTGCGTTTAGAGTGCCGAAAGGGAATACCCTAATAATAGAAAGAATATCGTAACCATTAGGATTAGCACCAGAGGCTCCTACAATTGGTCCTAAAGAATTAGTATCAATAAATTTATTAGCGATATCAGTGTCTGTTAACTGATAGCTAAAATATGCTCGTTCTACACCATCATAATGACGCTCCGCAAAGAATTGCAGAGCGTCATCAAGACGATCACTGGCCTGTTCATAGTCTACGTTAATTTCGACTACTGGAGCACCTAGCTGCCTATAAGCATATTGGATTAAGGAATCTCTTGAGGTTGGTTGTGCCATTGAAAATATTTATGCACAACAAAACTCTACTTATTCCTTTGGAGGGGTATTTTTAGCCTCTTCTATTCTTTGTTTTACTTTATCCAGAATTTCAGCTACCTCTTTTGGAGTGTCTGGCATAGTAACATCGATTTTTTGAACAGAATTAAAGTCCAAATTTTCAATGTAATGTTTTCTTGATTCTGGTTCAATAGCTTCTTGTGGAAGGCTCATAGAATAGTTTGTAAATCCTGGCATTGAAAGAGGACAATTCACTGAAGGATAGTCCAATTTGCTATACTCTTCGTCTGATCCGTTTAGCCAAGTATTTTTTCTATCTCCACAGCCACAACCACCACAGAAGAACTTACCATCAGTCGTAGACTTCTTTAAATGAACACATGGAGGTAGTTCTCCTCCAACGTGTTCGTTCCCAAAGCAACTTAAAACTCTTAGTTGCTTTACAGTCTTATCGACTTTCTTATCCTTAAGTCCTCTAGAAGCAACAGCCATAGAATAGCTTTGAATCATACTCAAAGCTTTTTTCAAGGCTGGTTCTTTGTTTGGTAGAGGCGAATCGGAGAATTTTTTCTTTTTACAACCGCAATCTTTTTTAGGTTCACTCATAAATTAATACCTCAAATAGTCAGACCATTAATATATTTTACTCCTAATGTAGATCCTGTCAAGGTAATCGAAAGAACTTTATTGAATGTAGAATCGCTAAAACCAGATGCACCAGTAATTGAAAGGGTTGTGAAATTTAACTGATGACGATCAGCTCCACAAATAGAAACTGCTGGTGATCCGCTTGAAGTATCGTATAAGGTAGAATCTTCAGAACAATCAATATAATCTTGTCCGAATGAAATTCCTGCATAATATTCGGTAGCCGATAGCGGATTAATAAATGCTGTCTGACCAGAATTTAGATGGAACCATTGCTTTAATCCTGATGGAAGAGTCAGCAAATACCAACCAGAATTAAATGTCAGGGTTATTCCTGTTCCATTTACGAATGTATATCCAACTAACTTTGTATAAGTACCACCGAGGGGATGGCTCTTGGGAAATAAAGGCATTGCACCTTCCCATGCTGGTCCACTAGCAGTTTTACCTAAAAGCTCATTGAACCACTCTCTAGTCATGGTAAGAGTCAAAGTTTGCTGGAGCATTGCATTTTCTTGAATTTCATTTAATTCTGATGCTTGCAATTTTGAACCAGGCTTAAATCCAACTGAAGTATAATTCTTCTTTGGATCCAAATTTTCATTATTACTCCATGCTCTACTTGAGTATGGATAATTCGTTAAAGGAAATTGATTATTATCTAATGGGTATGTCATGATATATCAAAAATTGCTGTTACATTATATGTAGACGATGAGTCATTGACATCTGTATCAGATGCAAAAATTATTTCACAACCATCAAAAGTATATGGTGCTTTTGTTAGAGCCGAAATAGTAACAGAACCACTACTCTTATCTGAGTTATTATATTCTAATGTTATGCCTCCAGTAAGGGAGGTAGCTGCATTATAAGAGGTTAATAGCAATTCAGTACCACCAAAATTTGTCATCTTATATGCAGATAGAGGGTTTGCTGGTTCTACTAGATCGGCTGAATATTTCGATGTCTTTGTTCTATTTAATTTATTTGCAAAATAATTACTTGATGCTGATACAGAATCATGAATAAAACTCGCTTCGCTAATAGTACCAACATCAAAAACTGTAGCAGTAGCTGCTGTTTTATTTAAAGCTGGAGTATATGCTCTATTGACCAGAGGAGATAATTTTCTGCCATCTGGATACTTTATTCCCTTTGATATGAAAACAGAATCTAATTGAAATGTTGCAGTTGGGGTTAATGGAGTAAGTTGTCGCAATTCGAATTTTGTCAAAGAATTTTCAATTGCAATTTTAGATGGTCTTAATAAACCATAAACATTTAAATAATTGCCAGTAGATTCTGGAGTAAATCCAAATTCTATCTGTGCTAAACACTGAGAAAAATCTCCATTGGGGCTTGATCCTATGACACCAGATTCTAAAGCAATTGGTTCAATATAAACACAATTTTGAACATCTAGTGCGTTGCTCCATTTTACACCAATTACTTTGTATCCTAAATTGGAACCAACATATTCAGTCTTCAAGTATGCTTTGAAGTTTCCTATTGTTCCGTCGTAATCTAATACTAGTTCTGGATCTTCTTTACTAACATAGAACGCCGTTGTTGGATCGTCCCACCAAACAACATTTAGCACTCCTCCAGATTTGAAGTTAGTAGATTGTGTCTCGTAATTTATTCTAAATGGATCTGAAACCGAATATTGCGAAACTACATCACCATAAACCTCAAATACTGTAACGCTAGAAGCTGTTTCGTTACATGGAGTACATCCGGCTGTACCAGAGTAATTAAAGAATCCTCCGCATACACCCAATAAAGAATCTTTGAATACTGGATGTAAATCAAGGAGAGTTCCAAAGATTTCGCATGTTATTTTATTTGGAACTGTGAATGCTTGGACTATAGCACCTTTGTTTAGACACACACCGTTGATGTCAATTGCCCGTTTAGCATATAGGCAGCATGTGCCAGTGCTGAGTCCGGTTGCTCCTCCACCACCAGTTGATCCTGTTGGGCTTGCAGAATCGGCTGTAGCCCCCTTAAACTGGATCATAGTATCAATACCACGAATGCGGGTATAATCCGTTAGATAATTATTTAACTGGTCTTTTGCTATTAATACCCATTGATACCCATCGGGATAATCTAAAATTACTCCTGATGAACCAGATGGTTTATATCTAGACTTTTCGGATCCAAAAGAACTTTGTCGATTGTTACTTCCGTCCTTCAAGCACAGATATAATCCAGCATCTGCACTATTGAAACAAATGCTATTAGTTATATCTACTCCGGGATTGTAAGGAATATACGATTTTGTTTGCCAGTCTTTACGTTCAATAACTGCTGTTATGCTATTTGGTAATACTCTTTTTCCAAAAATTGCGTTATTAGCGGCAACTTTTGATAATTTGTTTGTATATTTTTCATATCCAGCTTTACCAACACCAAAGCCGACATAATAGTCTTCCTTAAACGCAGATTTGATGAATTCTTCTGCACTTGAAGAGTAGAGTTTTTCGGATTTATTTGCGTTTGTCATACTGTTTATTTATGATAAAATTATGATATGGTAATTGCTACTGGATTATTCTTGCTTATAGAAGAAAGCAATGTGATGAAAGTAATTGGAGATTCCTTTAGATTCATATAAAAACCGACTGGTTTTAACATTGAGATAAAATCATCCTGGTATTTTTCATCGATAGAAGCTTCTATCTTTATAGAATATTCTTGATAATCAGTACCATCTGTAATTACTTTATCGTTCATTTCTGACACATTTAGAACGAAAGTATCGTCAACTCCCTTTGATAACTGATATTCGATATCAGCAAAAAGAGTAGCTAAGAAGTAATCATAAGAATTTTCTGTCCCTTTATTAGCTACGAATCTACTCTTATTGGAAATTAGGAATTCTCTAAGTTCTTGTTCTTTACCTTCAATGAAGTCATCAAAATCAAAATCAGAGAACATCGATGAGTACATTGCTCTAAGACCTTCTTGATTAGAGAAAAACGCACTCTGAATATGTTCGTAATTTGGATATAGATTTAATCCATTTATAGAAAAGTAAAAATTATAGAATTCTTGAATTAAATCTATAATTTTTACATCAGTATTCTTTTTAGCCTGATCTTGAATCCATTGAGGAAACTGGTTTTCGACGTAGTATCTAAAATTAAGATCTTCTCTAAAAAGTTTGTTGAAGTCGTATATTAATTTAAGTTGATCAATAGCATATTCGGCCCCAACATCAACACTAAATTGAGCTGGACTTGAAGATTGTCCTATAGTTGGGTTGAATAGTATTATCATGTTACTGTGATGCTAGAAATTGCATATTCGACTGCCATATTGTGTATTGGCGAAATTTGATCTGTATTTGGAGTTATTGTTATATCAAACTCCTCATTTACAACTACAGAATCATAGAAAAGTATAAATCCGGTTGTAGCATTAAAAATACCTACCTTAGACTTTACTGTTGTTCCGTTCGATAAAACAGCATCAATGTATTTAAATCCACTCAACTCTGGAACATTAGTTGAAGTAGAAACAAACTTTACATTGCTAGTCGATAGGTTACTTGATACCAGATCAGTTGTTATGCTTGAGATAGAATTGTAGAAATATACAGTTTTATTTTCTGTGAGATTTAGAGTCTTTGTAAAAGTGAAAGATATATTAGAATCTTTTACTACCAATCCACTATCTACCTCACTTGCAAGAACTATTAGGTCAGCTTTAGATATTGAGTTATTGAACTGCAATGTTGAATATTGTTCTTCTATAGCGTCTTCATAATCATTTCTAAGTTGACCTATTGTTTTTGTAGTTTTTGAACCATCTCTAGTACAAGCAATTGTGATATTTCCTGTGAAATTTTCACTAGATTTATACTCTACACTTAATCCATAAACTGCCTTATCTTGCAATATGGTTTTGATCGAAGATATTTGATTAGAATCGACATCAAGACCTATTATGGAGAAGTAGATTTTTCCATAATTGTTATTGTGGGTTTGACCATCAAAGACAGCTATTTTATTCTGTGGATCTGTGTAATCAGATAGGTATCCTGAAGATATTATGGCTGCTTCATAATCAGATTTAGTAATCAATCCCTGGTATCCATAATATCTTGGGCCAACATATTTCAGATAATTTAAATCTGGAGTATCGTAACCACCACTTGATGTGGTAGATGAAACTAATACGGTTGGTATTGTTTTAGAACCATTGGATACAATTTCTGTTATATTTACACCATTTCCATCTAGTCCAGATGATATGACATAAGATAATTTTACTATATCTGCCCCAGTAATAGATTTGCCAATACTATTGATATTTTGACTTTGTAGGTCTTTGCCGAACTTGATGTAATAGTACTTACCCTTTTTCACTACAAAGAATATTTGAGAATTTTCATTTGTGTCCTGTAGAGGATCATTTGTGTGATTATCCCAATAAACTGAATTTACAGATACTCTTATGGTTCTTACATCTACATCAGCGTCTATAATTTGATACTCTTGATTGTCTAAATCGACATATATCCTATTTTCCTTCACAAGAGAATTACCAGCATAAAAGGTAAGAGTTGTACTGGCATCTAGAGTCACCAAATCATCAACATAATAAAAATTTTCAATACTATTGTTTGAGTTTCTACCACGAACAACTGCAAATCTATCAATCTGGGCAAGACTTGCATTTGTTTTGGTGAAAGTTACAAGACTTATTGCAGAATTTTTATTAGATACTGTAAACCCAGAAGACTGTAATAATTTAGATATCGAATCGGCTCTCTGGGCTGTAGAAATGAAGGATTCCTTATTTACAAGATGCAGATAATGCGCCCAAATTAGCGTGTTATAGCTAAAAAGATCAATTAACATCTTTATAGCAGTACCATTTGTATCTAAATCATACTGCTTTCCGATATCAGTTGATTTAAGATAATCGGTTAAATTTTGCTTTAATGTGTCTTTGTCAAGGTCTACCAGATTGATATCATAATTCATGAAATTATTTATCTATCGTGAACTTAAAGCTTGAAGTCTGTAGATTTTTTGATACAGAATCCAATATTTCATAAGAAACATCAAAGGTAACACTTGTCAGTCCTTGAACAGGTTTTAATTTTATATTTGTGATTTGCTTAAGAGCATTTCTTACTCTTGATGTTAAATTAGTATTAGTAAACATCAATTTTGGGCTATTGCTCTGAAACTTATAATCATCTAAACTAGCTGAACTATATTGATCTGATAATCTACTATCGCCACCTTTAAGATTTAATAAATTTTTAACAACTTGATTAGTAAATGGTATTTTAGATACCTTTGCTATATCTCCCTTTGCATCGACATATCCTAAAATATTGATATCTTTAAGGTAGCTCATCTTTGAATATTTAGACCTGGTAGATTTTGAGCTATAGTATTAGTGTTGGCATTGTTTACTCCAGTATAATGTCTGGCCAAAGTTAAGGTAGACTCATGGTGTCTATCTTTAAAAATTGTATGTGTTATTGCTGTTATGACCCAAAATCCATGTAATTTACCAGTTGTGGATCCTGAAAATGAATTTCCTGGATCATTGATAAAAACCGAATATCCTGGTCTGATGCTAAAATTGCCATCTATAGTTACTTTTACCTTTGTTGCATTTAAAAAAGCTAAAAAAGCTCTTCTTACCAAAGGAGCTTCAAGAGGAGTATTCCAAAAGGTAGAATTTTTAATAGCAATATTTAATAATTTTGGAAAATCCTTACCAAAAGATGGGCAATCACAGCTAAAAGGTGCATTTGGTTCGGAATAAAAACATCCAAGGAAAGTATCTCCCATTTTTTCCTTGATATCATCACACATCTTTGTTTCTGTGAATGCACATGTCAATGTGCAACCATCTGGTTCCGGATCTTCCTCGTAAATAAGAAGTCCAGTTGACTTATCAGAAGAGATAGATGGCTTTGAAGGTCTTAATTTAGCCACCATATCATTCAAAGCAGCATTCTGTGTATATCCAGGAAAGAACTTTTCAAGACACTCTGGTACTGTTCTTGGCGGTGCTCCATAAATTGCCAATGGATTAGCGCAAACATATTCTTTAGCCTCAATATGTTCTTCGTCAATTTGATTTGTTTGTACAGCAGTTGTCGCTATTACTTTATTTAAAAATACATTTTTTGACATTATGGATCTCCTGCACATTCATCACATTGACCTTCAATAGCATTTTGTACATCGAAAAGATATATGATTGGAGCAGCTTTTAGATCTTCCTGAGAAAGACTAATGCCTTTAATTGATTTTAATGGTATTTGATACATCTTCACAATTTGACCATGAAATTGATGTTTACACGGATCATCAAACGATGGAATATAACCAACTGGAATAATTTTATTTCCCTTTGGGAAAGTTTCTAGTTCCATATTAATTCCAGCTCCAGCATATTTTCTTTTTAAACCAGTTTCACTTATTTCATAGTTTGCAAATTCATTTATGTTGAATGCTGGGAAATATGGGTATGTGTTAATGGATATAAATTCATCTGCTGTAAATCCAGCACTGAGTCCAGAGAATCCACCAGATCTAGAATCATTAGGAAGTAAAACTTCAAAGAATGGATGTGCCCAACCAAAAGTAATTCCTGTTATTCCGGCAGAAAGAGAAAGTCCTATTGGAATTCCACATGTACAACCAGCAGCAGATCCAGACGCACCAAACTGTGGAAGTATGGAAACCACTTCAGAACCAGAAATTCCTTGATATTCTTTTGGTAAAAATTGCACTTCTTTCCAGGCATATTTAAATGCTTTGGACTTTGAAGGTATTGGATCTATAATAACATCCTCTGAGCCTTCAAGAGCAGTTGCTCCTAAAATCATAGCATAGAAAGAATCGCTAATGTCGTTTATACAACACACGACATATTTAAAAATATTCCATCTCTCTTTTAATTCTCTTAATTCGTAGTATTCTTTTCTAGCAGCAGAAATACCTTTTCTTATTTCTATAAATTTTTGAATATAATTTACTTTTTGGTAAGAATTTCCCTGCGGATTTTGTCCGGTTTGCTCAGATTCAAATTGCAAAGTAACGCCTAAAATAGGATCAAGTTCATCTATATCAAACATAGTCTGCCACATTGCAGCAGATGAACGATTGGATTTATCGTATTTACCAGTTATACCTTGTTCTGTATAAAGGCTAAATGTTGGCTCAGACATATTACTGTTGTTATATGTCGTATCAAGATACCCCCATTGGCCATCATCATACATTCTTTTTGGAGTAATGTTTATAAAAGTAGCTCCAGCAACAGGAAAGAAATCTTGAGCTATGCCATCGGCTGGATCAAAGGGATCCATTGGTACATTTATACCATCTGCAATATTTGCTTTTGACTGATATGGAGAAAAGAGCCTACCACCCTTTTTAAACGATGTATTCAAAGAATATGTTACAGGATATATCGTGTATCCTTTACTAAGGTCACTAAAACTAAAATATGGATTTTCAAAATCTGGATCTATTCTTTCATAATAAGAACAGAATGCTCCATTGTTTTCCAATTCCATAAATGAAAAATTAGGAACTGGATCTATTGAGTTTATTTTTATTTCTCCGTCTGGTCCAATTGCATCAATATTAGTTGTAGATAAACGCATAGCAATCGGATTTTGCGCAGTATCTTGCATTGTTTCATAACTAATAAAATTAGTAGAATGCAAATCTTTCCAGAAAAAGAAATTAGGAACGTTATTAGAATCTACAGCATTTACTGCTAAGTAATTTAATAGATTTAAAAAGCTATCATTATCTACTTTTCTGCCGCTTGGATATATTTGCTGTTTTTCTTTAAGCCATGCGTAATTTTTACTGGTTGATATGAAGAACGGTCTTCCATCTGTTTCTCCACCTACAAAGGGTAGATCGCTAAATCTAACAATTATATCTTTAGCCCAGTCAGAAACTAATTTTATATTTTCTTCATATACGAAAGGTCTTCTTTCGTTGTAAAAATATGCTTGGTCTATAAATTTAAGAGCAACTAATCTAGGTTGTGTCCTATCCGCATAATCAGTTGCATGTGATGCTTGATATATAATAAACCACAAAACTGTTTCTATTGGCTCATCAGGATTTTGTGGATCTTCTATATTGATTATTACCTGTAATGTGTCTTTTCCAGAAAAATTAAAATTTTTCAGCACATCACCATGGGGATCTCTGAGTAATAAAACACCACTAGGAACTGTTTGTTCAAGCCCTTCATCAAAAACTATTTGTTCAAAATAGCCATTAGAATTGTTGTTTCCACCAATAACAGTCCAGGTTTCATTTGTTCTTCCGTGTGTTATTTTTATGGATTTTATGCTTACTAAATTAGCTACTGACATTAATCATATCTCCAACAATTTTTATATCAGATGTGGTTGGAATGTTTATGATATTTCTATCTCCAACTAAATCACTCTGTTCACTCAGTGATATGTATCCCCCTGTTGGAGTACCAGAAGCATAACCAACAGCTGTTCTGTCATATACAATGATTCCGTATTGGTCTATGAATCTTATTGGAGAACCACCGTAATCATTAGTTTCTGGTACTGAAAGCAGATATGACGCAGATACTCTATTCCATTTTCCATTCGTATTACGCAAAACTCTAGATGAAGATAATGATCCTTTTATCAAAACTTTTAATTTATCTACCGCATAATCAACATCTATAATATAACCATAATTATTTGTTATATCATAACCAGAAGAAGTCCCAGAACAAACTCCAACTATCAAATCATTAGGTAATAAGAAATTACCTGTTGTTCCGGTGATACCATCAATATTAAATCTTGATATAGGACTTGTAATTGATTTAAAATTACTAAAGTTGACTTCAATTTCCTCTGATGATGGAGGTAACTCAATAAAAGGATTTAAAATATTTCCAGAATAAAGAGGAATATAATAGTAGTTGGTATTTTCAAATAATCTAAAAGAGAAAGTATCTAAAAGTTCATCTGAATTTATTTTTTCTGCGTAGAAAGAAGAAGACATATCTGACAAATCAAAATCATTGTTAAATAAAACTACTTGTCGTTCTACTCCATCAAAAGAATAATTTGTTTTTGGTTGATTATTAAACATTATTATTCACCAGTTGGATTGATTAAAAATTCTGATTTACTCACTACTCTTCCACCTGGCCTTGCTGCTCCAGTTTCAAATTCTTTGAACACGACAGATAAAGCAGTAGCTACTGGTTGTGCTGAGTCACCAACTTTAAAATATGTTGCTCTTGTAGAATCTAATGGTATTTTATTAATAGCAACTGAGGCAAGAACACATACTAATGGATCTCCTAACCAATTTCTTGTTAATTCTTCGTCATAGCCCCCGGCAGCAATAATATAAACAGCCCATATAGGAGGAGGGTATACTCTTTCGGGAAGATCTGTGTAAACTGGATAAGAAGCTTCTCTAAAAGCATTACAAATATTTACAATTGCTTCAGCGTCGGCATTATTTTTGGGAACTAATAACCAGCTAAAGGTAAATTCTCTTCTAGCTTCTGACTTAAGAGACATTTCCGTAATATTAGAATATATTTGCTGACTAACTGTTGAACTTATATTATTGAAATAAGTGATCATTGGATCAACAAATACTCTCTTAAGCATTGCTGCCTCCCCACCACTGTTCAAAGCTCCTGCGGCTGAAAGCATTGGACCAACTGGATTGGCTTCTTCAGAATATCCGTGCTGTGTTTGAACAACTAATTCTGTTGATAGAGGTAAAGAAATATTTAAATAAGATCCTTGGCTTAATATAGAGGATTTAGTTCTGTTTGCTGCCAATACACTATAATTGGCAGCAGAAAATCCAAGTACATACCCTTGCTCATTATCGTATTCATCGGAAGTTGGATAAACTAAGTTAAATACACCCATTTTTAAGTCCGTTATATATATTTCGTGCCGTATAAAACAAAATTTTTACCTGAGCACATAGAGAAATATGTCGGAAATTCGTCAAAAATTTTATGCAAATCTTTATGGGAAAGAAAACTTTGCAAGTACTTTGACGATAACGAGTCTGTTATTAATTGGTGTTACGAGTGTTTAAAAATACCTTATGTATCACCTGTAGATGGCCAAAAACATACTTATTTTCCTGATTTTGTGGTGAAGATGAAAACTAAAGAGGGCAAGGAAACAACTCTTATAGTAGAAGTTAAACCACATAAACAAACTTTATATCCAACAAATAAAAAAGCAAAATGTTTTAAAGATGATGTAGCTAGATACATGATAAATGAATCTAAGTGGAAAGCAGCTAAAACATTATGCGAACAAAATAATTGGCAATTTAAACTACTAACAGAGAAAAATATATTCAAATGAATCCACAAGAATTAATACAATTAATTGCAACAAATAATGGATTACAGAGTAAAACAAAATATTCTGTTGAGTATTCTACTGTATGTCCAGTTGAAATTAAATCAGATGGAGACATACCAGCAGTATATTTAAATTTTGGATCAAGAGGTGTAGAATTAATACCAGATAGAATGACAGGCCCAGGTCTAGGTAGAAATATTCCTGTCAATCCTACTTTTGAAAGTGATACTGGATTAATGATAAGATTTGTAATTCAGCAAAATTGGGAAAATTACGGAAAATTAAATACTTGGATTGAAAATCTAACACCTCAAGGAGGTGTAGATGGAACAGTGACAACTGCAAGATACTATGACGAATGTGCTAAAAATGGAGAAGTCAAAGTACATGCTTTGACATATAATGGAGTTAGAGCATGTACATTTACATTTGAAGAAGCTTTTCCAGTAAAAATGCTTCCGCTTGAATTAAATTCTGAACCTAATTCCGGTAATCTAACATTTGATGTAATTTTTAATTTTAGAAAATATACGGTTGAGGTAGCTGAAGGTTCTAATCCATGATTTTAAAAAGAAAATATCCAACTTATTCATGCATTTTACCAAGTAAAAACAAAGAAGTATTCTTCAGACCATTTTTAGTATCTGACGAAAAAACACTTCTATTAATAAAAGAAAATAAAGATACTAGAATAATATTTCGTTCTATTCTAGATCTTATAAAAGATTGCTTTACAGATATAAATGCAGA